TGAGAGGAAATAATTCTAGTATGCCCATTTCTAATTCAAGTAAATCAACAGTAACAAAAGGTAGACAACCTACTTTTCAAAAGTAAATCTTTTGTTGCTTTTAATAACAATCAAAGGAGATTAGAACATGGCAGCAAATAATGCCCCAAGAGGATTAGTCCTCGCTAAGAAAAATGGTGAAGCTTCTAATTCTACTGGTATACGAACTATTGATTTAAATCCTGCAAGTCCTAAAGTGGCTTCAGCATTAATACCTTCAGATATTTTTACTGGAGACCCTGTAATAATTGAAGCTTTAGGTACAATTAAACCTTGTACTAATGATGTAACACTTAAATGTTCAGGTGTCTTTCAAGGATGTAGTTTTGTAAATGCTAGTGGAGAACAGAAGTTCGCTAGAAGTATTACTGGTGGAGTTACAGCAACTGATGTAAAAATTCAAATTGCAAGTGACCCTGCTCAAACTTATTTTATACAATCAAATATAGGAGTTACAACTTCTGCAAATCCAATAGGTGTTGGTGTTTATAATGCCCCTTGGGTTGTAGGCACAGGTAGTCATAAAACTGGACAAAGTGCTTATGTAATAGATGGTGATGGTAACACTCAAGCAGCAAGTCATTTAAGAGTGATACGTAGAGCACCTTGGGATACAGGTACTAGCACATCAGCAGGTATAACAGATGCATACCCTTGGTATGAAGTAAGAATAAATACACATTTTGATAATTTTCAATCTGCTTCAATTTCAACAGCATAATTTAAAAGGAGAATAAAATATGGCTATAAATAGAGCTGCGATAAGCAAAGAACTCCTTCCTGGATTAAATGCAGTATTTGGGATTGAGTATGGAGAAGTTAATAATGAGCATGAACCACTATATGAAGTAGAAAATTCAGATAGGTCTTTTGAAGAGGAAGTCCTCTTTACAGGATTTGGTACTGCTCCAACAAAAAATGAAGGAGCTGCTGTTGTTTATGATGACGCAGGTGAGAGTTATACATCTCGATATACAAACGAGACTATAGCTTTAGCATTTGCGATTACTGAAGAAGCAATGGAAGATAACCTTTATGATACTTTTGCTAAGTTAAGAGCAAAAGGATTAGCAAGAGCTATGGCTAATACTAAGCAAGTAAAGGCTGCAGAATTATACAACCAAGGTTTTGCTACAGCACAAGGAGATGGAGTAAGTTTATTTAATGCTGCACATCCAACTGTTGGAGATGGCAACCAGAGTAATACAAGTACAGCAGCAGCGATTGCTGAAGGTACTTTAGAATCTGCTGTCATAGCAATACAAAAGTTTAAAGATGACAGAGGTATCTTAATTGGTTCTTCTGCTGTATCTATACACGTACCAGTAGACTTAATGTTTACTACTGATGTATTATTAAATACACCAGGTATTGTGGGTAGTGCAGACAATGACTTAAACTCTGTAAAGAACTTAGGAGTTTTCCCAAGTGGATACTTTACTAATAGAAGATTTACAGATGCTAATGCATGGTTTATAAAAACTGATGTTCCTAATGGTTCAAAGATGTTCAATAGAACACCTTTACAAACTAAGATGGAGCCTGATTTTGATACTGGCAACTTACGATTCAAGGCAAGAGAAAGATATTCTTTTGGTGTGTCTGATTGGAGAAGTTGGTTTGGTAATCAAGGTGCTTAACCATTAATAACTAGGGAGGGTATTAATTTACCCTTCCTATTTTAAGGAAATAACATGGCTACAAATATAAGAACAGTTAATAAAAGAGGTGGAGATGGAGTTATCATTGGCACCACAGGAAGAACTAGAATATTAGGAGTTCATTCCTATTCTACTGTAGCAGGAGTAATTGCTATTGGAGATAAAACAGGAGCAGTAATAACTTATGAAGTTCCTGCAAGTGCAGAATCAGATATGTACTTTGGAGAAATGGGTGTACTTTGTAGTGCAACAGTTACTATTTCTACACCAGATGCAGGTAGTGTAACTTTAATAACAGGATAACTAAATGCCATCCTATTCTTTTTTAAAGACTGATATAATAAATACAATAGAAAATGATTCAACAGAGTTTGAAAATCAAATACCTTTTCTAATAGAAAAAGCTGAAGGTAGATTAATTAAAGAACTGGATGACCCAGGTCTAGATAATTATTCTACTTTTTCATTTACAGCTTCTGACCCAGTAGTTAGTTTACCTGCTGATGCTTTAGTAGTACGTAATGTAAACTATACAACAAGTGTTTCAACAGCAGCAATTCCTGCTAATTCAAAAGTAAATTTATTACAAAGAACCTATGAGTATGCAATAGATTATTTTCCTTATGCTAGTGCATCAACAGGAACACCTAGATATTATTCAAGAAAAACAAATACACAAATTTATATTGTACCAACACCTGCATCTGCAGTATCAGGTGAAATACAATACACACGTAGACCTTTAGCATTAGCTAGTGCAACAGGCACAAGTGTAACAACTTCTAATTACTTTAGTGAATTTTGTTATAATGCATTATTTTCTGCTTGTATGGTAGAAGCAAATTATTTTATAAAAGATTTTAATACATTAGCAAATTGGGAAGGTAAATATAAAAACTCTATAGATGGATTACGTAACCAAGCTAGAAGAATGAGACAAGATGATATGGAAGTAGTAAGAAATCCTGCAGGAGGACCTAATCCAATAATTGAAGGAAAACCATAATGATTAATAGAACTAATATAAATAAACAAATTGTTAAAGCAAAAGTAGGAAAACTAATAAGTACAGGTTTAAAAGCTGTTAGTAAAAAAAGAAAAGGAAAACCTAAAAGTAAAGAAGGTCCTACTAAAAAAATTAATATAGATAAACCTATTACTACTACTAATCAACAAAAACTTTTAAAAGAATTTAAAAGAACAGAAGAGTTATTAAAAAGACAAGATGATATAGGTGCATCAGTTGCAAAAAAAGGTTCAGCTACTGAAGCACAAAGAAAAGCATCAGATACTTTTATAAGATATTTTAAATATGGTAGTGCTGCTAAAGGTCCTAAAATAATTATTCCTTCACCTAGATTAATGAGAGAAGCTTTTAATAAAGGTATAAAAAAATATAAAACACTAAGTAAAGAAATAGATAAAAATCAAACTATTAGAAGTAGAAAACAGAAAGCATCTGAAGTACCTGCAGGTGAAGATACTTTATATTATAAAAAAGGTACAGGTAAATCAACAATAAGTAAACCTAGAGGTTTTGGAGCTGCTAGGTATAATAAAAGGAGAAAATAAAATGGCAGGATTAAATAAGTTACTTCAGATGGCTTTAAAATCTTCAGCAGGAGATTTAGCAAAAAAGTATACTGGAAAAACTTTAACAAATATATTAAAAAGTATTTCTAAAAATAAATCTACTTTAGAAGGACAAGGAATTAAAATAGCACCTTTAAAAAGAAAAGTAGCAGGTGCTAAAAATAAAAGAAAAGATTTTGTAACAGAACAAGATGCAGAAAATAGATATGGTGTAATAGCTCAAGGTGCTAGAAAAGGTGGTAAAGAAGTACCACTTACTAATCGTGGTGCAGGAGGTGCTATTATAAAAGGTGGAAAAGCTATTCTTAAAAAATATAAACCAAGAAAAGCTTCTAAAAAAGTTCAAGATAAAATGATGGATGATGATAGTTATGTTACAAAACCTAAAAAAGTAATGCAAACAATTAGAGGAAGAAATAAAAAAAGAACTGCTGCTGCTCAAAAAGAACATAATAAATATTTAAAATCTATGGGAATTAAAAAAAGAAAATCTGGTGGTATGATAGGTGGTAGTCAATTTGTAGCATCATTATATAAGGGAGATAAATAATGCAAATAAAAACTTCAACATTAATAGTAGGAGCTAATGCAAGAACTATTAATCAAGCTGTAGGTAAAGTAACAAGTGCTCATCCAACTGGTCAAGGTTATGGTAAAGCTAGAAAAGGTCCACAAGTTACAGGAAAAGTAGAAGCTCAAGTTAAAGAAGAATCTACAATTCAAGGAGAATAATTATGCCAATATCAAGAATAGCTAAAGTTATATTAAAAAAGAAACCTAAACGTGGAGCAATGAAACCTATATCTGCAAAGAAAAAAAGAGCTAATGAATTAAAAAGAAAAGCTAGTAGAATAATGGGTCAAGCTATGAAACCAGAAATGAGAAAAGATAAAAGAAAAGAAGCAGAATCACTTAGAGCTCAAGCTGCTAAATTAGCTAAAGAAGCAGGTTTTGAAGAAATTAAAAGAGGTGCAGGTGGAGTAATTAAAAAAGGTATTAAAGCTGTAGTAAAACGTGGTCGTAAATCTAAAAGAGGTAGACCTAAAACTAAAAAAGAAGTAGTTAAAAAAGTTGTTAAAAAACAAGACCCTAGTAAAATTAAAAAACTTTCTAGTGAAAGTGATGCAGCTTTTAAAAAAAGAAAAGCATCTATAAATAAATTAAAAAAAGAACAACAAAAAGAAATGGCTAAAGAGAGAGGTACAAAAGAACCTTCTACTAAAGATAGAACTTCAAGGTCTATGACTATTCCTCTTAAAAGAAAAGAACAATCTAAAGCAGCTTTTAGAAGAAGAGTTGAACAAGGATTACAAGGTGTAACTAAAAAAGGTGAAAGTAAAGACATAGGTAAAGCAGGTTATCCTGTATCAGAAACTATGAGAGAGTTAGGTTATACTGGTAGTAGAAAAGCTAAAGTTGATTTAACTGATAAAGAATTAGAAGCTCTAGGTTTTCAAATTAAAAAAGCAGGTGGTATGTTAAAATCAATACCTACAGGAAATAAAGGATTACCTAATTTACCAACACCTGTTAGAAATAAAATGGGTTTTAAAAAGTATGGTGGTAAAATAAAAAGATTAGCTGTAGGTGGTGGAGTTGCACTTAGAGGTCTAGGAGTTACAAGAAAAAAATAATGCCTAAAAAGAAAACAAAATTACCTATTAAAGATAGAATAAAATATAGATTATATCAAGGTGCAAACTTTGTTAATTCTTTATACGATACAATACCTATGGAAGTTGCTATGAAAAAAGGTGGTAGAATAAAAGGCACAGGTATGAAAGGCATGACGATTGGTAAGGGTGATAAAAGACCTACCAAGTCAGGTGCAGGATTAAGTGCTAAAGGTGTAGCTAAGTATAGAAGAAATAATCCTGGTAGTAAATTAAAAACTGCTGTAACAGAAAAAAAGCCTACAGGTAGTAGAGCTAAAAGAAGAAAGAGTTATTGTGCTAGGTCTGCAGGTCAAATGAAGAAGTTTCCTAAAGCAGCTAAAAATCCTAACTCAAGATTAAGACAAGCTAGAAAAAGATGGAGGTGCTAACTGTCATATTTAATAAGTAATATTCCCCACTTTAAATGTTGGGTACGTAAAGAATTTACACACAATCATTTAAAATATCATGGTGAATTTTTACATGGAATAGCATTTGCAGTTAATACAATACCAGATAGATGTTTATCTTTTCAAGTAATGTTTACTGGTATAGAAGAAGAAGATAATATACATGGTGGTGCAATGTGGGCAAGGATGCCAATCACAGCATTAGTAGCAGATGAAATACTAGATGAAGTACCAGAAAGAATGGATACACATTTAGCACAACCTTGGGATTGCTCATCAAGAACACATACTGTAGTGAAGCTTGATTTATTAACAGCAAGTCCTTGGTATTGTAAAATAGATAACGAATTTTATAAAGGTAAATATATGTTTACAGTTGATTTTACAGATAGTGATATAAGTGATTGTCCTGCACAACATAAACAAAACCATGTAATACAATTAATTGATGCAGGTAAATGGACAGGTAATATAATAGCATTACCTAATAATAGAGTTAGAGCAACAAGTCCTGCTTTATGGGTAACAGGTGAAGGTGCACCAGACTTTAGACCAAGTCAACATACTCATGCAGCAGAAATACACGATAGTTATACAGACCCAGAAATAACTTTTAATAATTTATACAAGGAGACTAAAAATGGCAGGAGCAAAAACTAAATACATGGCTAAAGGTGGAGCAATGAAAACTAAGTACATGGCTAAAGGTGGAGCTATGAGTACTAAGTATGCTTCTAAAGGTAGTGGTAAAGTTACACTTAGTGGTATGACTGCAAGAAGAAATGCAATGCGAGGAAAGTAATGGCAAAGCTTTGTCCAAAAGGTAAAGCAGCAGCAAAAAGAAAGTTTGATGTATATCCATCAGCTTATGCTAATATGTATGCATCAGCAGTATGTTCTGGTAAAGTAAAACCAGGAGGTAAAAAGAAAAAGAAAACTATTAAGAAAAAAACTGGTGGTGGCTTACGTAAATGGGTTGGGGAAAAATGGGTTGATATAGGAGCACCAAAGAAGAATGGGAAGTATCAACCATGTGGTAGAAAATCTACTACTAAAAGTAAAAGAAAATATCCTAAGTGTGTACCATTAGCAAAAGCACAACGTATGTCAAAGTCACAAAAAACATCAGCAGTAAAAAGAAAGAGAGCAAAGAAACAAGGAGTAGGTGGTAAACCTACAATGGTTAAAACATTTAAGAAAAAATAATTCGTTTGACTCGTAAGGGTTGGAAGTAAGTATTAACTGAAGAAACGCACTAACTTTAATTAGGAGGTGTGTTATGAATAATCAAATATTATTTACATTATTAAAACAACAACAAGAATATAATATGGTAAGAAGATTAAAAAAAGTAACTAAACAATTAAAAAAAGCTTCTAGGCTTCATGCAAATCAAGCTAAGATAGTTGCAAACTATGTGAAAAAAAATGAAAAAAAGAAAAGACCCAAAAGTAGGAACAGGTAAGAAGCCAAAAGGTTCTAGTCGTAGATTATATACAGATGAGAATCCTAAAGATACAGTTAGAATTAAA